TCCCCACTGTAGAATTAAGCCGCCGAAGTTCGGCCCGAAACAGATATACCCGTTTGACCCCATGAGCCCCGTGATACCGAGCTTCTTATTCGTGAATTTGCTCCCGTCCCAAGTCACGTCAGACCCGCTCGCGAGATTACTTGCAAGCGTTGCGAGGCTTGCAAGGGTCGTCGCGGGGGCATCTTTCCAGCCAGACGTCCCTGCTCCTGCCTTGACGCGGTTCGCAATGTTACTGAGCAGACTGCGGATGGTATTCTCGTCAGCGGTCGGCGTAAGAGTATCATCGATGACGGATTGGAGGGCGGAGTGTGCGTCCTTATTCTTGTCGTGGTCGTCGATGACGGCGCTATATACATCCTGTACCGTCCATTCCGCCGTACCGTCTGTATATACGCTGCCGAGTTTCGCGCCGTCGAGATTAAGAATTGTTTCGCCCGTCGTACCTGCCTTGGTACACACGAGCCGCCAAGATGGATGGTTAGAAAGCTGAATATCGTAGGCAATATCCTTTAATGCATAGGCCGTCGAACGTCTGACAAGCCCCGCGGCCTTTTCGAGCGTATCAACAGATACCAAGCCCGCCGCATCAATAACCGGTGTAATTTCTGCCGTGCTTGAAATATCAATGTTGAGGGCATAAGTAATCGTACTGTTAAGCGTCGAATCTTGCGCGGCGATGTAATCAGGCCGATCGTCAAGAGCAACCATGTAAAGGATCTCGCCGCGGTCAGGATCTTCGGCAAAAAGTCCCCATTCGCGCGCTCTGAATCCCGCAGACACCTTCGAGGACGTGATCACGCCTGTAAAAGTACAAAGAGTTCCTTTTCTCTCGATCCCTGTAATACCAAATTTAACTTTCGGCGCGAGAAGGTTCGACATGCCCTGCGCGTCCGAGGCCGTTTCTGTGCCGTCGCCAAGTTTGAAGCAGGTTACTTTAAGCGGAGTCCCTGATTCTACTTTCGCCTGCAACTCCCTGCCGAGGTCTGTTAAAATGCCGCCTGTCCAATTTGCCATATTTAATTAACCTCCTGTTTTATCTCATATGATTGCATGATATACGGCGCAACACCGTATATATTGCAAGTTTTATTAATACTGCCGCTACCTGCCACGGGGGAAATACTGTTTACAATATAGCTCCCGTGAGAAGAAACGATACATAGCGATGTCTTTATATTGCTGTCTTTCGCGACTGCAGGAAACATATTATAACGCGTCGAATTATCTGCCGCCGCGCCAATATGTAAAATACCTGTCTCACTACGTTGAAAATGCAAGCCGAAGGACAAGTGAGCAGGTTTATAAAGATTAATCGCATCAATAAAACCTTTCTCATCTGTAATCGTTCCATCCGTTGACACATCAAAATAATATAGATTGTTATGCTCTTCTATCTTTGCTCTTTTATTGTCGATGTATCTACTAGCGACCGCCGCCATAAAGTCAAGCGTGCTGACCTGCCGCCCTTGAAGCTTGAGCAAAATCCTGTTGCGCCGCTGCTCGTAGTTGTCGCTTGCGTCCGGCCTGAGGTCGAGGATGCGCTCCCAATCTGCGAGGCCCCATGTAGCAGCCTTGATGTAAAACTGATTTGTGATTTCATCAATGAGCAGCCGATATTTCTCGTGCTCCGTACTGCACGCCGCAAGCGCCGCCTTGAAGTGCTCATCCTCTTGCAGGAACTGCGGCAGATACCGCGCAAGGTTCGGCGGCTGGTTACGTAGATAAAGCACGCACGTCCACCTCCTCAACAACTGGTAACAAGTCGGCGCCGATGCTGAGACGTGTCTTGCCGTTCAGCATTACATTGTCGCAATCCTCGACAGATGACTGATCCATGATGATGTCGATGACCTGAGCGGCGGAAAGATATGTCGCGGAGAGCGCTGTTTTTGCGAGGCGCGCGTTGATTGCCTTTTTGCAGGCCTCTTTATCCAGCACCCCCTTGACGGCTACGGAAACCGTGATACCCAGCGGTACGGGGCTGGCAACGGTGACCGTCGCGCCGATGGGGCGAGCGGTCTCGATGTAATCCGCGACGCTCTTGATGAGCTCCTGCGAAGCCGTCTGCCCGTTGCTGTCGATGATGAGCACTTTGACTGTGCCGGGGCCATTCCAGAGCGGCAGAATCTTGCAGTTGCCAACGCCCTTGACGCTCATCGCCCAATTAAAATAATGGTAGACGTTCCCGCTTGTCGCGGGTGTGCGCACGGCGATGTAGTAGCGCTTGAGCAGGGCCTCGTCGCTCTCCTCATCGTAGCCGTCTGCCATCGGTGCCTTGTTCGTGACAGCGCTGATACCGGGGATGCTCATCGGGATGACATTCACCGTTCCCGCGGCCACATTCCCTGCAGCGCCCTCGAGGACGGCTTCGACCGGAATATCTGCGCTGCCGACGGCATCGACATTCTGCGTCGCGACAAACAGCGTCCCCGCAGCTGTCGCGAAGCGGCTGCCCTTGCTGACGCTGCCTGTGCCGGTGACTGTGACAGTTCCCTTCGCCTTCCCCGCTCGCTTGCGGTCGACGCCAAACTGTGCGGCGATCATCGTGAGATAATCGCCCCAGCTCGTCTCCGCGAATGCTGCCTTGTACGCCTGCTCCAGTTCGACCTCGACCTTGGCAAATTCCAGAGAGTTGGCCGCGAGCATATCGTTTTCAAACGTGCCCTCGATCTTGCTGGTCGGCGTACCGCTCGCGGCCTGCAGTTCCTGCAGAATGTCCTCCTGTTCCCTTGCCTCATACATGGATATTCATCTCCCCGTAAATCGTCGTCAGCCGGATCGTCAGATGCACGGTTTCGCCGTGCTTTTCCGCCGCAAAGGAAAAGGAGTCAATACTCTTGATATAAGGGTTGACCATCAGGCACTCCGTGATGACACGTTTGAGCTCGCTGTATCGCTCCTGCACGCTCATGACCTTGCCGATGAAAGGCTTGAGCTCGATGCCGTAGCCCCAGGAATAAGCGAGATAGGAAAAGCGCTCGGTCTTGAGCGCTTTGTAGATCCACACTTCGAGAGCATCGTTGCCCGTGAGCAGGATGTGATTGCCGTTGCCATCATAGCGGAATTTATCGGTTTCAAAATCCCAGGCATACTCCTTGAAGAGCGGCAGGTCATCGGCGGTTTCCGTCGTGGCTGAAATGAAAGGATATTCCTCGCTCATAGCTTCACCACCCTGTTCTCGATAAGGAAAAGTTGCCCGCCTGCCTGCGGATAGACAGAGACGAGATCGCCGGGTTTCAGCGTGTCTGTCCAGGTTTCATCGTTGTCGATGGGGTGGTTGTGGCTCTCATAGGCTGCATCGCCAGAGCCACCGCCTGCGTATGATGTCGCACCGACGATGTGGCGCGTGTGACCGGGCAGCCAGTACTCGTTGAGGTAAATCTGTTCTTTGCTGAGCGTGATGTCGTTCCACTTTACCCGTATATCCGGCGGCGGCGAAAGCACCCTCCCCACACTCGGCAGGAGCGGCACGTGTTCCTCGGCGATGTCGTGCTGGATGGCCACCATTTCATTTACGGAGTGCTCCGCGCTCGGGATGACCTTTTCGTCCCCTGTCTTTTCCATTTGCTCACCTCATTTCTTATCTTTCTCTTTCTCGACCTTTTCATCTTCCATCATGTTCTCGTACTCGAGCACGAGCTTCATCTCATGTTCCCCATCGCGGAAAGTATGCGTGTCGGATTTCACCCAGAACTGCGCCGACTGGCTGTTCTGGAGGCTGTCGCGCACCTCGACGGAGTAGGACGAGATGACGCGGTAATCACCAAGCGCGACGACTGTCCCTGTGCGGTCAGGCTTTTTGAGCAGCGCTTTTGCCTCAGTCTGCGTGTCTTTGTTCGGATCTTCCTTGTAGACATCCTGAAACATGGAATGTTTCTTGATGTCGTCGTCATCTTTGACATAGCTCTGACGGTTCCCTTCCTTGTCGACGATCATGACCTGATTGATGATGTTCTCGATACTCTCCGCGTAGGTGCTTTCTGTCATATTGGTCGCCGCGTCAAGCACGAAGTCCTTGATGATCTCGCCTTTCTTGACGACGTTGAGCTTCGCGCCATCCATGAGCAGCTGATATTTCGGATCTTCTTTGTCCTTGCCGTTTTCATCCTTTCCCGCCTTCTGTTTGATGATTTTCGCGGCTTCATTGTAGGCGCCCATGATGATCCGGTAGCCCGTTTTCCGATTTGCGATGAAGGAGACGGGCGTTCCTGTCTCAACGATTTTCCCCGGCAGCACGCCGAGTTCCGCGCAAATCTGCTTCGTAATTTCCTCCGGTGTGATGCTCGTAAACTTCCTCGTCGTCTTGCTGTGCGCGAGGACAAAGGCATGGTCATGCGCTACGATATGGAGTGTTCCTTTCGCCCTGTCACGCTCGATCTTGTAGATGTTGCCGACAAAGACCGGCTGCGCTTCTTTCTGCTTATCGTCGTTTGTCGTCTCCGTCTGCGCGAAAAGTGTACCTGTCTGTGTCTCGATATCGGCCTCTTTATAGCCGTAGACGGTCATGCCAGTATCTGCCTTGACAACAGGGATATTCATGTCGCGGTCATCCTGGACGATGGTAAAATCCAGCGTCCGCGCTACGGTGAGACGACTGCCTGACCAGGTACAGGCGATGACGAGAGGTGTCACGTCGGTGTCTTTTATCTTGATTCTCATACGCCTGTCCGCTGCCTTTCCTTCACGACGACATCCCGGAGATTCTTGAGCGCGAGGTTTTTGAGACTGTTCGCGTTCGCAATGCTGCGCCAGTACTGCACTTTCCCGTAGGCGCGTTTCGATGCTTCGAGGATGTCGCGGCTTTTCTTGATGGCGTTTGCCGCCTTGCTTGCCGTACGTTCTGTTGGGCGCTGCTTGAGGCCCGTCTTCTCATCGACCTGCTTGTCGTTGTTCGCGGAGGGGACGTTGAGCGCCCGCCACTCGACGAAGGACAGCTCGTAGTAGATGTCACGCGAGCCATCCTGCTCCCGGTACGCAAATGACTTGATGGCCATCATGAGATTTACCGGGCTGTTCGTGATGATGACGCGGACGGGGCGCTTCGATTCCTTCCACTTGATGATTTTCTCGACGCACTCAGATGGCGCGCTGCTGTCACCGACGACGAACGGATACTCATGCTCCGGCTGCGGGAAAAAGCAGGCGAACGAGAGGCGCGTGAGCTTCGGATTACCGAAAAGCTGCGCTTCACCCGTGTCGATGATATCGACCACGCGGTTGTTCTGCTCGGTCTGTACCTTGTAGGTCTTCGGCGTGACAGGGATGATGAAGCGGTCTCCATCGCAAGAGAGAACGATCTGCCGCCGATCCGCGACATTGCCGCCGAGGATGTAGGAACCGAGGTTGTTGACCTCGTTCCAGATGTGGAATAGATTCTTCATGCAAACACCCCCTCGACCGGATTCATATTCGCCCGGCTCTCCTGCATGAGCGTGAGCAGCTTGTAGGCGATCTTGTCGATGTCGGCCTCCTCGCGCACGATGAAGCTGTTGCCTGTGATGACGACCTGCGTCGCTTCCGCGTCAGACCGCGTGCGCGGCAAATCCACCGATACACTTGGTGCAGACACAGGAATCGCCGTAGGCAGATTGTTCTCGAACGTGTCTTTGAGCATCGAGAGCGTCGTGGCGTGCGGGTAGACGCGCGAGCCGGTCGGCAGGTCTACGATCTCACCGCCGTGCTCGTTGATCTCCGTCCAGCCCCCGGGCGCGAAGCTCGTGCCGATAGCCTTGTGCGGATAGCTGACACCGCCGAGCCATGCGGCATTGTTACCTATCCAATCAAGGCCAGCGGCGATGTTCGTATGACCGCCAGCGCGCGCGGATGCCGCCGCGCCGGCCATCGACTGCGCAACAGATGCCGCGCAGCTTGCAGCCCCGGACTTGATGGAGGCAAACAGACCCGAGAAGAAGCCGCCGACGCCGCTCCACGCTCCCTGCGTATCCGAGGCCGACGTCTCGAAGCTGTCGGAGACATCCGCACCGCATTCAGCCGCCGCGTTCGATGTAGGCACGGCCACGCTGGCATCATACCAGGACGGGAAGGAGTTCCATGCATCCTGTGAGCCCTGCGCCGAGCCGAGCATATCCATCTGGATATTATCCGCCGTAGCGGTCGCCTGTGCGCCTGCGTTCTCGAAATCCGTAGAGATGGACGCGCTCGCTGCGGAAAAAGCGTCTGCCGAAGCGCTCGCAGCCTCCTGCGCCTCCTCCTGCACGCCGCTGAACATCCCAGTCGTGTACATGTTCTGCATCTCCGTGATGCCGAAATCCTGCGACGTGTCCCGCGGTGTATCGAACGCGTGCGGGCCGATGGCCGAAAGGTCTGTCTGGAGCCCGAAAGGGCCGCTCGTGTCCTTTGTCGTATCCTTGATGCCGATGGAATCGCCGACAATGTCTACGGGAACCGTCTTGCCGTTCAAGTCAAAGCCGATTGGATCCTTTTCCTTCGGGTTGAGCCACTGCGCGATTTTCTCGAAGCTCACGGTGTTCTGGATGTTGTAGTCAGAAAGCCAGGAACCGATGCGCTTGCCTGCGATCTCGCCGAGGATGCCGCCGGCCGTCATGCCGATGACCGTCCCTGCAGGACCCGCGAAACTGCCGATGGCACCGCCGAGCACTGTACCGACCGTAGAGCCGAGTGCTCCGCCGATGGCATCACCCTCGCGCATGCGGTTGTCGTGCTCCACCTGCGCCCGGTAATCGTTCGCCTTCGTGTACTCATCAAGCGCCGACTGCCATTGCTCCTGCGAGCCGCCATTCTTGGTGAGCTCTTCGATGTTGTCGCTTGCCTGCTTGACGCCCCAGACGGCTTCCTCCATGAGCGTGCTGTTTTGCGAGTGCGCGCTATAGACATCCATCGCACCGAAAATGGCCGCAAGCGCTCCCGCGCCGCCCAAAGCCTTGGCATTGGCACGGAGAACTGCGGCTCTCCCTGGCTGCGGCGCAGGTGCTTGTGTGCGGCCACCGCTCTGGATAGGTCTGCCGTCAGGGCCAAAGATAACGCCGCCGGAGTTTTTACCGGGGCTGGCACCACCACCGGCGATGCTTTTGCCGTTTACGATGACGGTTGCGGCATTGACCACCATTTCCCTGGCAGACGATGCGCCCGACTGGCCAGGGATGGCCCCGCCTTTGCGCATGCCCGCGAGCCCCTTGACGGCATCCACGGCTTTCCGTGTGAGGCCGACAATCTTGTAGAGCCCTGCGGCTAGAGCGCCACCGGCAAGGATAGAGCCGACGCCGTCAAACTCAAGGAATTTATCCTTTAACTGTTTGAGCACATTAAGAGCAAGGCTGCCAATATCACCAACGTCAAGGCCATCTTTCAGGGATGTTTTGAACTGGGTAACATCTTTCGATAAGCCTTGGACAAAATCACGTAGGCCGCTCGCGCCTTTGCCGCTCATAAGCTCAATCTGGAAGTCATGCCATGCGGATTTCAAGATTTCCAAATCACCTGCTAAAGTATCAGCACGCTTTTTGGACATTTCATCTGCAGCCCCGCGAGAATTATCAATCGCGGCAATCTTCTTTTGGTAATCTTCGTCGCTGGCCGTGATGATAGCTAACCAGCCGGAAAGCGCTTCCTCACCTGCAAACATTTTGGCAAACTTGGCTTTATCCTTGTCATTCATTTTGCCGCCCTGGGCCGCAAGCTGTTTGGCAAAGGTAACCATTTTCTCTTTGTTTCTGGTTTTGGTTCCGCTCAAGGTCTCGGCATAATTGACCAATTCCTCAGCAGAAACGCCTTCCTTGAATTTCTTGCGCAAATCATCGAAGATGGCCCGCAAGGGTTTCAACTGCTGTGTACCATCAGCCCCCATCTGCATGATGTTGATGCCCAGCATCTTCATCGCGTTTGCCGTGGGGATTGTGTCAGCGGTCATTCGGGTGAGTGTTGACCTCAGAGCAGTACCGGCCATACTTGCCTTAATACCGCTATCAGCCATCAAGCCCAGAGCAAGAGCCACATCCTTGGCAACACCAACTTCATCACTGCCGTAGGCACTGGCAAAAAGCCCTGCAGGAGCCGCAGCGTATTTGAACGCCTCGCCCATCATACCCACTGTTGTATTGGAATTGGTAGCCGTGGCTGCCAATATGTCGGTGAATTCCTTAATATTGGCGTTGGCATTCGCTCCCCTGGTATCAATCTTGAGGGCGGTCATGGAGTCGGTGACGATATCAGATACAGTGCCCAAATCCTCACCTGCTGCAAGAGCCAGATCAAGCACCGGCTTTATGCCTGCCATCATTTGCTGCTCCTTCCAGCCTGCCATTGCCATGTATTCTAACGCTTTGCCGACCTGCTCAGCGGAGAACTGAGTCACAGCGCCCATTTCTCTGGCCTTGGCGGTCATGCGCTCCATGGCAGCGTTAGCCTCATTTACGCCCATTCCACTGGTAGCAATAGCCTTTACTGTGGCCATCTGCTTTTCAAAATTCTTGTAGGTGTTGATGGTATCCATCACGCCATAGCCTAAACCGGCCATGCCAGCCACCTGCAAGGGCAGGCCCATCAGCATGCCGCTGGCTACGCCAGAAGCGGCGTTGCCAGCCTTCTCAGCCATCCCAGTAATGCCACCAGTGTTCCGCTTGACGTTCACCATCGCAGTGTAGGTCTTGCCAGCCAGCCCCGCGAGCTCTTCTTTGATGCGCGTGAGCTTACTGGACGCCTCATCGCGCGCCCGCACCGTGAAAGCAGACGCGCGTCCCGCGAGCTCCCTGACGCTACTCTTGATGGCGCCGAGCTTGCCGGACGCCTCATCTTTGACGCCGACTGTTGCCCGATAGGTTCCCTTGACGCCCGAGAGCGCGCTCTTGAGCCTTCCCGTGTCGGTGGCCGCCTTGACCGCCGACGTTCCCACCCCGTCAAGAGCACCGGACGCAGCAGCAGCGGAGCCTTTCACGCCTTCGAGGCCTTTCCTCGCGTCATTGAGCTTGCCGGTCAGTTTGTCCTTGAGCTCGAGCGTTGCAGAGAGCACGTAATCACGATTGGCCACGAATCTTCATCCCCTTTCCTGCCGCCAGAATACTCAGCTGCGCCTTGAGCCGTTCCATCTCTTCCTCCTGATAGACACTGATCGCCGCATGGGCGAAAATCTTTCCCGCCTCCGAGAGGGAGAAGAAATAGTCAAGGGGCAACCCCCGTGTGAGGAGGAAGGCACAAGTCTGTGCCCTCCAATCCTCCTTGATTAGTTTTTTACTTCTTCATGAAGCTCCGCACGGACATCCTTGCCGTAGCCTGCGCACTGCATGATTTTCTTCGCGACCGCAGAAATCTCGCCCGGATCGAGCAGACGATCGACAATGTCCGTCGGCTCGACACAGCCGTAGGCGTCCTGCAGCTTCTTGTCCGAGAGGTCAGGAGAGACCGTGCAATGGTAGACAAGATACTCGTCCGAACCCTCGGATAACCCCATCGCCTCCGCGACAAACGACTTCGAAGGCGGCCTCATCGTGAACGTGCCCGCGCTCGTCTCGACGTCGTACTGACGTTTCTTGCGCGCCTCGATAGCTTCTTTCTCGTTGATAAGTTCTTCAATGCTGACTGCTGCCATGTTATCTCCTCCTTACTGCGCGACGCTCTCCGTGAACCTTGCGTCCTGTGGTGTGAAGCCGAACGGAAACTCCTTCTCGACGACTTTGCCCTTCTCGAACTGCATGAGCCCGATTTCCTTGATCCACACATTGTCGATGACGATGCTCTCGCGCTGCGCGTCAATCATATCCGGATCCTCGAGCGTTGCAACAACCATCGTGCGTGGATCGTGCCCGGCGCTCCACTCCTCGAGGAAGCGTTTGCACGAGCGGTTAAAGACCGGCTTGACCGTCATTGTGCCCTCGCCTGTGAGCGAGGTGATCTTGCTGTCCTTCGACTCGCCGATGATGACGTCCTCACGGTCAGCCGTGACCTTCGCCTCGAATTTCACAATCTCGAAAATCAGCGCGCCGTCGAACCAGACACGGCCATGATTGCCTGTCCAGCGGCGACGGCCGCGGTACTTAATGTCTTCTGCATCTCTTGCCATTCTGCTTCATCCTTTCTTACATGAGGAACGTGACCTTGAGGTCTTCCATCGCGTTGACCGGTGTCACGCGACCCGTGAGGTAGACGTGCGTACCCGTGTTGTATTCGCGAATCTGCTGCACGGAGAGGTTTTCCGGCTTATCGAGCCCATGGAGCGTGATGTAATCCTTCTGCGCGTCCTCGTCGATGTCGACCGTGTTGACCGCCGATTCCGAAGCGTCGAGCACATTGCCCTCGAGCCCGCGGAAATAGACGAGGATGGCCGAGATGAGGAGCATCTTGTGATCGTAGTCGTTGATGACCTTGCCGACATAGGAATGCTTGAACGTGTCGCGGATGTCGTCCGTGATCATGTCGACGGCCTCGACGATCTTGATGTAGCGGAAATCTTCGCCGACGTCCGTCGTGAACGTGTGGAGCGAGTTGCACGCACGGCCGATCTTGACGCCGTCGCCGTCCTGCTCGTCGATGAGCACGAGCTGCCCCTTGCTAATGGCATCGTCGATGTCGTCATACGTGTCGCAAGACTCGACCTCGGTGAGCTGGTAGTACGTCGCCGAGCGGTCAAGCGCGAGACCGGCGAGGATGCCCATGATGCGCGCCGTATACTCCGCCGCCGTGAAGGTCAGGTACTCAGGCGTCGTCTTCGTGTCAACCTTCGAGGCATCGCCGCCCACTGCACTGAGCGCGTCCGTATAAGCCGGATTGACGCACTTGATGCCGCCGGTCGTGAAGTTGATGACGCCCTTGTCGTCGGCATCGAAATTCGCGACAACCGCCTTGAACGTCTTGCGCTTGAGGCTGCGCTGCTCCTTCACCCAGGTTGCGAGGTCTTCCTGATCCTGCGTTGTGCCGGTCGGATGACAGATGTAGTTCCACTTGACCGTGACGAGTTTCTTGAGGATATCCGCCTGGTTGAGCAGCGTCTCCGTCGTGCTGGACGACGCGCCACTCTCTGTGGTGGTCATCGTGCTCGTCGCACCGGACACCTTGACGTCCTTGTTCGGCAGCGTGTAGACCAGCAGCCGCAGCGGCGTGCCGAGGAGCGCTTTCTTGATGAGCATGACGTTGCGCTCCGTGAGCCCTGTATCAGGGATATCCGTCACGTCGTTGATTTTGTAGAAATTCGAGGTGTTCGTCGTCTCATTGTTGAGGATCATGACGCCGATGCCCCGGGCACTGCGCGCGATGGCCGACACCGACTTCGTCTTGAAGTCGATAACGACCTGCGGCAAGCCGAACTTCTCTGCTTCATTTGCCATTTATTCTTCCTCCTCTGATAAATCAAGAGAAATGCCATTGACCTTGAGCTCTCCCATGCGGTCAAGCGGCGCAAGCTCCACATTGTCCGCGAACTGCATGTGAAAATCAAAATGCAGCACCTCGCTGACGATGCGCGACGAGGTATCCTGCACCGTAATAAAACGGTCGCCAATCTGAACCACAGAAAGGAATATCTCATCGAGCTTTTCCTCCGCTTCATAGAGCTTCGACCGGCATATACGGCCGCGTGCATCGGGAATCGGCACAAAATGTATCGAAACATCAATGTCGCGGTCTCTATACACCTTGTCGATGAAGATCTGCTTCTCTAGCAGCTCAATATAGAAATAGTCCGCTTTCGCCTTGAAATTCGTGCTGAAATGAACTTCGCATGTCGGGAAATGCCTCTTCAAGAGCGCAACGAGAACACTCCGGATGGTGCTTGATGGGATCATGAGAACATCCCCTCCAGTATGTCACGCGCGTCCTCCTGGAAGCTCTTCTGCTGCTCATCGAGCGCATCACGCAGCATGTGGCGGCCGGGGAGGAATCGCCCGGTAAACTTTCCATGCACCTTGACGCGGTGGCCGTACTCCTGATGCGCGGCATAGCTGACATTGTCGTAGACCTCAACACGCCCGCCATGAACGTCAGAGCGTTTCCATCCCATGCGCAGCCGACCGGTATCCACCGGCGAGAGCTCCGCCGCCTTGCCGCGCAGCAGCTCCCCCTCCTGCATGAGGAACTTGTCGCGCGCGCCCGGCAGCTTCTTTTCCGCCTCGGCAAGCTTCTTTTCCAGCTCGTCAAAGCCCTGAAACTCAATCCCCATCATTTCCCGCCTCCTCCGACCGCCTGACAGAAACCTCGGCATGCGTCGGGTACACGAACCGCGTGCCTGCAAAAAGCTCGAACGTCTGCCTCTGATGCGACACGACGACGCGATCACCCTCGCGGATGTCGATAGCACGCGCACAGCAGAGGCGCAAATCAATCTTTACGGACAGCGCCCGCTCTGTCTTGCTCGCGAGAAGCTCTTTGCCATACTGCGAGAGCTTGCAGGGCACATCCTCTGCGACAAGCGTTTCCTCATCCTCGTAGTCGTCCGAGCCGTCTGCGGCATTCCCCGGCACGAGCCGGTAGATGCTCGCGCGGTCGTGATACATGACCGATTGCAGGATGCTCTCGAACTCCGTCATGCCCAGCTCACCACCCTCCGGTAGAGCTTGAGCTTCGGCTTGATGGCATCAAAACTCAGCTCCGAGAGACAGGCAGCAGGGTCGACGCTCGACACGGCGAAATGGAACTCCGTATCGTCCATCTTGACCGACTGGAGAGGACCATGCGTGCCCCCGGCCATCCCTGCCGCAGCGCTGGCCGCGTCAGCGAGACGCTTCTGCACGAGCTCCACGACCGTGTAGACGAGCGCGTCCGGGAAATCGTCGCGGTGGCAGTAGTCGAGGATGTCGGTCACCAACTTCTCGATGTAGAACGCGAGCGTGTCGCTATTCGGCTTTTGTTCGCCGGTGAGCAGGAGAACTTTTTCGCTCACCCGCTTTACCGCTTCCTGTCTTTCCATCCTTTCCCGCCTCGCTTTCCCGAAGGGAGAACCCCTGCGCCTGGTAGATGGCGTGGTAAGCCGTTTCCGTCGCACGGATGACCCGGTCTCCCTTCACATACTCATGGAAATCCATGCTGCCGCCTCCTTACTTGCCAGCAGAGGATGCGCCCGCGGCTTTCGGCGTGAGGATGGCGAACGCATTCTCTTTGACCGGCAGGAAGCCGAGGCGCATGGTCGCCTTGATGGCGATCATGTCGTTTTCCGCAAGCGAGAGCGGCTTGTTGTCGCCCATCGTGACGGACTGGAGCGTTGCCTCGCGCAGCGTCTCGTACTGGATCTGGTCGCGGATCCCGACGATGGCATAGTTCCACGCACCGGCGATGGCGCGCGCCTTCGTCTTATCCCAGGCACCGTTGCGGCTGAACTCAATCGGCTGCGAGTAGAGTGTGTTCTGGTCGACGCCAGAGACAAAGAGCTGATTGCCGTTGCCGTCGCGGAGCTTGCGCAGGCTGTTCTTGAGGTCGTAGCCCGCTGCGAAACCGTTGACGTCCATGCCCTCGTTTTCAACGAGCGCCATGACGTCAGAGATATCGAGGTCAAGCTTGTCGTTTGTTCCCTCGGCAACTGCCCGGCCGGCATCCTTGGCCACACCGTAGATGCTCTTGGCAAACGGCGAATTCGTGCCGAAGAGGCACGCCGCATCGATGGCCTTATAGAACGCCTCGGCGATGTACGGGCGAATGGCGCTGAACACATCGACCGTTGAATCCTCCAGCTTCTCTTTCGAGCACGGGACGATGACGCCGATTTTCTTCGCGACAAGCTCGGGGAAAATCCACGTCGCTACCGACGTCTGGATTCGCTCGGTCTCACCGACCCAGTACGCACCAGGGCCACCCGTCATGACCGGGAACTTCTGTGTCTCACTCGTCATCGGCTGCACCTTCGAGAGACGCAGTACCGAGGAGCCGCGCACGACATCGGAAATAATATCCGACGCGGTAGGGGTAGGGACGAAGCCCTGGAGATTATCTTTCAAGTAAGTCGTATCTGCCATGTTCTTTTACTTCCTTTCTGCTCAACGCTTGACCTGATTCTTATAAATGGCATCAAAAAAGCCATTCTTGACCGACGCGGACGCTGCTCCTGCTTTCTGTGTTCCGGCCTTGGGGGCCTTGCCCTTGAGCTTTTCGTTCACGCCGTTCTCGATGGCTTTCTTGTATGCTTTCTCAAATGTGGTGATGCGGCTCATCGTGCTCTCGCTGTCCTCCGCGATGAGGTAGTCCATGAACTCGACCGGAATCTTCCTGTCGGAGAGCACCTTCACCATCTCGAGCTTGAGCTCTTTCTTCTTGAGCTCCTGCTCCTTTGCCTCGAGCTCCTTGCGGGAACTTTCGAGCTCGGCCTTCGCGCGCTCGTCGTCAGAGAGCTTCGAGAGGCGTTCCGCCTCCTTCTTCGCGGCTTCGGCCTTCCTCTTGTAATCTTTCTCCCACTTCACCTTGGCCGACGCCAGCGCCTCATCAATCCGGCGCTGCACCGCCGCCTCATCGGCCTTGGGGCTTTCATCGGCAGACTTGCCGCCCTCCTGCCCTGCCGAA